AGCATCCATTAAAACATTTGCATTATGTGCCCACACTTTTGTGAATGGGTTTACATAAGCAGTCGCTGAACCAGATGGTGTTGAAGCAGACTGGACTGTGCCGTTTGCCAAATACCAACCTTCAACTGTAATACTTGTACCGTTAGCAGCCCAATCAGTAATAAATCCACTAAACTTTGTCGGACTATGAGCAGTATCAATAATCATTCCCTTACGCAATAGTTTTATGTTTGCTGCACTGATTGCGGAAGCAGGAACAACTGTTGTTGCCGTATACGTTGCAGCAGCAAGAGTTAATGTTGGTGGTGGTGCTAATACATCTGCAAAAAAAGAAACAGCATCTCTATCTGTATAGACGGAAATATCTGTTTCATTAGAAACACCTAAAACTTCAGCAGCACTATTAAAATCAGAACCGCTTGGGTAAAGTCTTACTGCAAAACCTGTTGCACTATCTTCGTTGCCGTAAGGAGCTGACATAATTCTTTGACCCTCACGAAGAAGATCTCCATTTAAATTTTCTGGGTTAAGGATTTTTGCTCCTCTATCTAATACCCAAACAACTTCTCTACCACCGGTATCTACAAGACTTGAAAGCACATAGTTGCCATCAGGAACAGTAACAAAAACACAATTAGCTCTTAAAATTCCATTATCAGTATATGTAACAGCACCAGTTCTTGCTTGTGCTGCATTAGAGAAAGCTGTTGTGTTGTCAGTAACACCGTCACCAACAGCGCTATAATCAGAAACAGAAACAGGCAAAGATGTTTTGCTTACTTTAGCGTTGATTTGGGTTTGAATAGCCGAAGTAACACCATCAAGATAACTAATTTCAGTGTTTGAAACATTACCAACAGAAGTAGTACTTGGCAATACAACTGTTCCAGTAAATGTTGGAGAAGCAATATTGGCAGGTGTATAGCCTATGTTGGTTACAGCAGCGCCAGAGGCGATCTTTGCAGAAGTAACAGCACCAGTAGCAAGTTTTGCTGTTGAAACAGAACCATCTGTAATATCATTTGAAGCAATAGTATTTGATGCTACAGAACCATTTAATGTCCAAGCACTCCCATCCCATGAATAAATTCGGGAATTGACAGTATATACTTGATCAAGGGTTGGTGAATCTGGAAAATCTATAGCCATTAGATTTCAATTTTATCCCAATTTTGGTTCTCTTCATTCCAAGAGTACGCGCCCTCCCCTGATGGGTAAGCAACAGGTGCTTCCCAAACACAGGTGTCTTCATCAAGAATCCACGATGGATATGGTTGCGGGGCATAGAAAGCGTCTAATGTTGCATCGTACTTAAAGCCAATGCCTGCATAGTTTTTACGATATGGGGTACCACCATTGTTGTGTTGACCACCATAAGTGTTGTATGAGGTGCGTTTGCATGTTTGACCACGAAACTCCCCATACCATTGCTCCCAATCAATACCGTCTTCACCCTCGTTTTTACCAACGATGACTTCGGTAACAATATTTTCGGGATCTAGAAATGCATAATGTGCCATGTTTATTTTCCTCCGTTGTATATTTTACATTGTTTATTGATGAGTTTTGATTCATTATTCATTATGCCCAACTTACGTTTCCTGTGCCAGCGGTAAGTGTTGTTGTTTTAAAACCCCCAGATGGAGCCGCTGTCGTACCTGTTAAACCTGCACCGATAGTAATCGTCTTTGAATCTGGATATGTCAAAATAACTACACCTATAGAGCCATTACCTCCTCCAGCAGTGGGGGTCTGACATGATGGACCACCAGCACCACCGTTGCCTTTTCCTGAAGCAGACGCTCCTGTTTGGCTATTCGGACCTGCAGATGCTCCTGCTCCGTAAGTTGTTGTTCCATTACCATTTCTTAAACCATTATGTCCACCTGCATTGTTGTAGTCGCCACTTGTATATGCTGCAGTTTGTCCAACATAATTCGTAGTAACGCTTACTGACCCAGTAGTAACATTTGTCCCACCGATTCCACTCGCTCCAAAACTCAGTGAGTTACCACCTTGCCCGCCACCAGCAGAAGATGAGGAAAAAATAGAGTCCCCTCCTTTTCCAACAGTTCTATGGTCTGAGTTGTTACAGGCAGTTTGCCCTGCCCCAGCAACACCAACAGTTGTTGAATAATTCACAGAATCTGCTACTAAAAAATCTGCAACTAAATAGCCTCCGCCACTACCACCGCCAGCCCATTGTGAATTACCAGTACCACCGCCTCCACCGCCGCCCAACAAAGTTACTGTTGCATTAAAAGGAACGTTTGGCCAGTTGCTTGCACCTTTTTCTCTTTGTTGGTCACGGATAGCCCAAATACCAGACGCAGCAGAAGTACTTACCGTCTTCTTCCCTCCGATAATTCCGCCGTTAGAACGCATTAGGCAATAATCTCATAACTGCAAACTGCTTCTAATCTTGTATTTGCACTTGCTGTTAAACGGAGAGTGTCGCCCTCCTCTAAATAAATGGATTTAGAAATAACATCCAATGTTGCATCTGCTGGAACCGCAACAGTTTTGGCAATATGATAAGCAGTAGAAGAACGGAATATATCTACGTTTACATCAGCCGTATTTGTGCCGTCAACATTTGATACATACAGAGCATTAACTTTTAATACCTGTCCGCTTGCAGCACTGTTCGTAACGATTGCTGTTGCAGAAGTTGTTACAGCAAGGACCGCTGTTTTGCCTGTGATTGTTGCTACGTTTACTATATTTGGTGCTGCCATGATTTATCCTCCGAACACTATTGACATTGCTATTGCTTTACCTGTCGTTACACCCGCACTCCACTTTAACCCAGTGGCAGTACTTGTGTCAACAGTAAGCACTTGATTGTTGACTGCAGAAGATGATAATTTTGCAATAGTGTTATTAGCTGTTCCAACAAGCAAATCACCTTTAGCATCAATTGTATTTAATAACACATCAAAAGGTGCTTGACCAATTTCAACCCAAGCACTATCGTAATAAACATAAGCAGCCCCAGATGATGAATTAAACCAAATTTGTCCAGCCGCTGGTGCTGACGGTGCAGTATCTGAAATTACAGCAATACTTCCACCGCCACCAATTTCAATCCAATGAGAATCATAATAAATACTGGTAGCAGCAGCTGATGAATCAAACCATATTTGACCAGCAACAGGGCTTGATGGAGCAGAATCTCCAATATTTATAACAGAAGGTTGCGCTCCAACTTCAATCCATTGACTTGAAGATCCATCTGCATAATAAACATAAGTCCCGCCGGTTGATGAATTAAACCAGATTTGACCAGATACAGGACTAGATGGAACTGTATCAGAGATAATAGCAGCAGTTCCTGATGTACCAATTTCAATCCAGTATGAGTCATAATAAACAAATGTTTGTGCTGTATCTGAATTAAACCAAACCTGTCCAGCACTAGGTGAAGCCGGAGCATTACTGGAAATTGTTGCTCCACTTGCAACCGCTACATCAACTAAAGTTTGGCCGGTAAGATTAGGCATATTCAACACCGCTGACTGTAAATGTTACAGCATTGGCTGTTACCTGGTCTACATGTAATTTACTGTTTGCCGGGATGACTACTGAAGTGTTATAGAACACAACATTATTTGACAACACACTAACATTGCTCAAAATTTTATTATTAGCCGCAGGGGAAGCAGCACCTACAAGAATATGAATACTGCACACAGCGTTAGAGCCGGTTGTATTGCAAAGGTTAATGTTTTTGATAATTGAATAATTTCCCGCAACATTAGCAGTAGTATAAACATTAGCACCAGCAGAACTGGTACCTATATAGAAACTTTTTGGTGTTAGATTAGCCATTTATACCCCCATCCACATTAAAACTTCATTATCGTAAGTTGTTGTATTCATATCTTGCAAAGTTAAAGCATCTAAAACATGGTCAACAGATGAAGCGGAATTGTGTGCTACGGCAGTAGTGCCATCATAACCTCTTTGTTCAACTGTAAAAGCATTAACAGATCTTGAAGAAATAAGAATTTTTTCTTCGGAATTGGTCCCGCGATCAATAACAATTACAAAACTATTATTTCCGGAAGGATAAGTTGAACCGTCTACAACGCTAAAAGAGGTTGCTGAATTAGACAGAGAAGATGCTAATGTAGTTTGTAAAACAGCTCCGTTAAATTCTCTTCGCAACATGATATCTCCTTAGTCAATGCTGATATCAAGATCGCCTGTAGCAATTCTTAAAGTGTCTCCAGCATCTGTTGTTTTATTCGTTGTTAGTGTTCCGTACATCAACATTGTTCCACCGGTTGATGCGGTGTGTATTGCTACAGCAACAGTAGTTGCTGCTGGCATACCTGTAAAATCAACATCCGTTGTATTTGATGTTGCACCACCACTAGCTGCGGAAAAAGTAATAGCCTGGCGAACATACGAACCGCCAGTAACTTCAGTTCCAGCTGTGCTGTCTGTTGGAGCAACAGTATACAAACCTGCAAAAACAGTGCTATCAAAAGTATACGCAGCAACGCCTAAAAAGTGATCTAGTATTAAATTCTCAGCAGTATTAGTTAAATTATTAGCCATCTAGTTTATCCCTCCGTATTATTATAATACAATTTCTTTTCTTCGTCATTAGCCATTCTGAAGTTTTCTAGCCTTAATAACAAATTAGCTTCTAAGAAAGGCAACTCATGAGTTAGATGTTCTTTATCAAATCTTAAACCACTGGGTGTTGTGTAACTAACCCCAGATTGTAAACAAATAACAATTGGTTCAAGAGAATTGCTTTGCTCTACAACAACAGCAGACTCAACTGGTCTTTCCCACTCTGTGCCATCCTCTAGGAGGCCATCTTTATCCCCGTCTACAGCGTTTAAATTAGGTGCTTTCTTTACAGGTGCTTTCTTCACAGGTGCTTTCTTTTTTGGGGCTACATCTGATGATTTTACTGTGTTTTCTTCATTTGTCATATAGAACATCCTATCATGTATTTAGATTAAAATCAATTATAAAATAAAAGCGGAGCGCCGAAACGCTCCGCCTTTAGATTAATCTAATTATTAATTAGAGTGTACGAAGTTTTACGTTCTTTGCAATGACGTATGATTCAAGATTCTCTACGTTATTTGCAATTCGCATAAACTGTGTGTACTCAATTGCATCAGTTTTTGGCTTGAATTGACGATACAGGGTGATATCGCGGTGGATACCAACAATTCTGTTGTTAGGGAATGTCAATTCAACATAACCATGATTACCTGCTGCTGCTGAATAATCTCCAGCAACTGTCTCTGGCATCAAAGGTACTTCAACTAGAGGAATGCCGTATGGCGACAATCCTGTTGCTCCAAGTCCACCATTTGAACGAATTGCACCATTAAAGAATGCTTGCTCACCAAAAGTTGAAGCTGGAGCTGGTGCTCCTGCTGTTGCTAATGTTGCCGAGTTTGGATTCTGAAGGCTGAAAGCCGTATCTTGTACGACTGCCGAACCTGTAAAGAATTTAAGCTCGTTACGGCGTTGCAAGTACTTGTTTGGCATGTTGCGAAGAACTCTGTCAAATGTCGCACGAGAAACGTTGTTTCCGCCTTCATCAACAGTTGTTGCTCCGGCCAAAGCTCTCTTGGTGAAACCATCAAGAGCCTTAAGAAGACCGTTGTTTGAAGATGTGTTACCACTAATCAACAAATCGTCCAAATCGTTAGCTGTTTGACGAGCCATGATTTGAGCAAGGTGATCTTCAAGTGAAGCACCTTCAATGTTATCTTCCAACGACTCAGTTGACATTGACCAATCAAGACGAAGCTTAACGCTTGTCATAGATACTTTCGTAAAAGTTACTGCTGCGTTTGTACCATCATCTGTAATTTCGGTTGCTTTTGCCAAGAGGCGAGTACCTACGGACACCTTATCAATTTCCATTGATGGTGTACGCATGCGCACAACTCTTGAGTTCTGCATAAGAACGGATTGATCAACTACAAAATCAATAAACCTATTTGATTGTGCTGGCTGAAGCAAACCGTGTGCTGACGTAATGCTGGTGCCTGCGCCTCCAGATGTTACTTCGTTAGCTTTTGCTAAAATTTCTTCTTGTGTTGCCATAGTAAATTTCCTCCTTACCTTATGACTTATAACCCAAAGACTCAATAAGGCTTTGGTCTAAATAAACGTTTTTCCAGAATGACTCAGGCTTGGCTTGTGATTTTACAATCTTTTCGCCATCTTCATCGTCTTCAGGATCTACACTTTTCTTTACAGCTCCGGCGTGAGCAATTTGCTCAACCTTTGCTGTTTGCTCTTCAAGAGCAACTTCAGTTGCAGCCAGCTTTGCAGCCAACTCTTCTTTCTGAACCTCAACGCTCTTGGCGACTTCTTCAATCTTAGCCGAAACACTTGCATCAACTTCCTCTTTGAAAGATTTTGCAAAATCAGTTAGCTTCTGATCAATTACTGCACCAAGTGCTTCTTTAAGAACTTCAATATCCATTTCTTGTTCCTCCACTTGTTCAACACTAACTTCATCTTCAATCAAAGTTTCAGTTTCGTGATCGGACTTTTCTAGCCCTAAGTCTTCATCTGGATTATCAACAACCCAGTTAATAAATTTCTTAATTAAAGATAGTTTATTATCTGTCAATGTTTTTTCCATATGAATTACCTTATCATAGTTTACATCATTATGCAATTCTTTTCCAGTACTTTCAATTTCTTTTTCAGTACATTCATCATTTGATTTTTTCATATTCTTATACCTCTCCAATAACCTTCTTCCTTTCGCCGCTAAAGCAGCTGCATCTTCCGCATTTTGCGGAACAGGTTCCCCCCAAGCCCTTGCTGATAAAGCAAGCCTTGTTGGTCTACCTTTAGAATCTTTCATCGGGCCCGATGGGTTTGTAAAAAATCTTGTCAAAAAAGAACCTTTACGGCGCATTTTTTCTGGAGTATTGGCTGGCCCTTTAACACCTGGTTTTAGGTTAGCACCTTCTGTTTGTTTAAAATGCCTTCTCCCAGCAGCAGTCAATCCACCTTTAGGATCTTTCAAAGGCGCTTTATCTGCTTTTTCAAAATCAGGGTCAAGAACGTAATCAAGATTACCTTCAATGTCCATTTTTACAAGGTCAATCGTAGCAAGAGCATTGGCTGGATTATCAACGAGACTTAACTCACCAAGCTCATATTCCTTAATAACATTGATAGGTCTTCCATTGTGCATTTTACCAGCAAGAATTTCTTTTTTCATAATTCTTCCACCAATAGAGAAAGCACGAAGAGTGCCATCAAGAACTTTTTGCCAAGTTGCTTCAGCACCTTTAGAAATGTAAGCCTCTACTTCAATAGCGTTATA